ACAGTAGCCAATTCGGCTTTGTGGTCGGCCATCTTGAGTACACCTTTGATGTTTTCAATAACCGAGGAGTCATAATCGGCCCATTTGCCGTATGTATCCGTTAGCCGCAATGCGGTATTTCTGGCATCTTTCAATGATGCGTTTGTTATTTCTATAATATTTTTAGGCATAAATTGCTGTTCTTGGTTCGTCAGTCATGTGAGCTTCGTCACCACCGAATTGATTCTTATATGCTTTGTCCCATTTGCCGAAGTAAATATCGGCATACCAACCCACATCGTGGTAGTCAATCATATAATCTGAGTTGTTGTGATTACCCAGCATCATTGCTCCGTATAAATGACGAAGAAAATTACCAACTTCACCGACGTATCTGTCAAGATGGTGATGGTTAGGAGAGAAGTAACCTCGTTTGATAACGTTATCTCGGTGTTCGTCGTCCATATCGACTGAATGAACTACATCTCTTAGAGAAGCGGGGCCATCAGAAATGGTTGCCACTAATGTTGAGTGATTGTTGATACTTAAAGATACCTTGTATCCATAAGTTTTAGCCACCTCTTTGATACGAGGAGCTAGTGCTTTCTTTTTTTCTTGGTTAATATAAGCCATAATTTTTAAATTCCTTTCCCTTTGTTATACCTATATTATAACATATATTTCTTAAAAAGTACATAGTACCATCAAAAAATATGCGGCTTATTACCAACAACTTAGGTGACAGAATGAAAAAATCTGTATTTTTACCTAAGTGGTACGGCCACAAGGACTTAGGAAACTTTGAGCTTTGAGAAATTATTTACCTTCTCAAAGGTCAATTTATTGGCAAACTTACCATCTAGCACATCAGTCTTATGAGATATAATGAATGTATTAGAGTTATCGTCTAGGGTTGCTAGTATCTTTAGTAGGTTGTCCACACCATCAGTATCCAGGCTTGAGTCAAATGTCTCGTCGAGTACCAATAGATTTGTATTGGTTGAGTTCTTCATTCGTGCTATCTGACGCCAAGTAAACATGAGAGCCAAATCGATACGAGACTTCTCGCCTTCTGAAAAGCTTGAGTATGAGAAGTCGTCACGATGCCGAGACCTGATCGTCTCATTAAAAGATTCGTCAATATTGAATAGTACGAAGAAGTCCAAGACTTGCAGATACTGATTGATAAGCTTGTTAATGATTGGCAAGTATTGTTTGATTACTTTAGCTTTGATTCCACCATCTCGTAGTAAGTCTTCAACGGCGGTAGAATAACTAAGCATTTCATTATACTCCGCATGGTCTTTTGAATGAGCATTTAGATTGTTATATAAGTCTGTTAGATTCTTTTCAGCAGCTGATGTATCGTTATTCTGGCCGAACTTGCTCTGAAGTGTTTTGATTCTTACTTGAGCATTTGCTATCTTACCAGAATTTGTATTGATATCTTGGCCAATGTTTCTGATACGAACTAATTCAGATTGAGTCTTATCGTATACTTCATCGGCTTTGGTTATCTCATCTCTAAGAGTAACATATCCTTTATTCAATTCAGTCAATTCTTTATCAATCTTTGTGACGGACGATTCTTTGATATCATCTGAAAGAGTTTGTCTACAGGTTGGACATGTCTCGTTCTCAGTAAAGAACTTCTTTTCATTATCGTATCTTTCAATCTTTGAAATGATTTGACCTTCAAACTTGTTTAACTGTGTTTGTTTCTGACGACATTTCGGTAGGTCTTCTTCTTTGACTTCAGTGACTAACTGTTCTCTTAAACTATCATTCTGTAATACCAAAGCATCTACTTGAGTTTGAAGCTCGTCAATCTCTTCTTGAATTTCTTTCTCTTTATTCTTATCAATAGACTTTAGTTCTTTGATATGTTTCTCTTGTAAAGCAATCTTCTCTTTTTGAAGTTGTATCTGTGTTTGAGTATAAGTGATTTCACTTCTCAGCTTGGTAATCTTATCTTTCAATACAGCATTCATTTTTGTAAAGATGCCGATATCTAGTAAGTCTTCAATCACTTCTCGTCTATCATACGGACGAAGTTGCATGAAAGGAATAAAGTTTGATGAACCTAGAACTACGATTTGGTGAAAGGATTTGTGATTGAGCTTTAGAATATTATTCTCCAACAACTTCTGGTAGTCACGTGAATGAGATTCTTGGTTCAACATCTTATCGTCTCTCCATATCTCAAACTTGTTTGGCTTGATTCCTCTTACTACTTTATATTTGTTAGTACCAATGGAGAAGTCAACTGTTACTTCAGTCTTCTTTTGATTGATACTATTTACAAGCTGAGGCTTATTAATATTCCTATGAGGTTTACCGAATAGTGCGAATGATAAGGCATCTAACATAGTAGATTTACCAGCACCATTTGTTCCTACTACCAATGTCGTCTTGTGACTTGATAGATGTATTTTTGTTGGCACGTCACCAGATGACAAGAAGTTCTTGTACTCAATACTTTCAAATTTTATCATATAGATTCTAGTTCTAAAGCTTCTGCGTGGAGTTCACTTAGAATGTTTTTCAATTTTGGTTTATTTAATTTAGATTCGACTGCGTCGACATAACTATTTAGAAGTGTCGCGGTATCTTCTAGATTGATTTCCTCGTCCTCTATCGTTTCAGCTGATAGGTCACCGAAGTTCTCAACAATCTTTAGTTCTAAAGGATTAAGAGATTGCACTTTATCTACGTACTTGTCAAATTCATAAGCATTTGATTTATTACCTACGATTACTTTGACATACTTACCAGTCACGTCTGAATAATCAGTTTGCGTATCGTCTGAGTAATATAGTTTCTTAAATAGAGTATAAGGGTTTCTGATTTGTTCCATTTCACGAGTGTCTGTGTCGAATACGTGAAAGTACTTTGGGTCTCCAGCATCTGACCATGTTAGCTCTACTTGTGTTCCAAGATAAGTAATATTGGATTGAGAACTCTTCGTGTGGTAGTGACCAGAGTAAACAGAATCAAAACGATTAAACAGCTCAGTTCCCATACCGTGTGAGACCATTGTGTTGTTCGCCATAAATTTGAATCCTGCTATCTCGAAGTGACCCATTAGAATTTGAGACTTAGTTTGTTGAATAAAGTTGATGCACTCTTTTTCATTTTCTAAACATATCCATGGTATCATACCAACCGTCACGTTGTCAATCTCTAAATCAACAGGAGACATATGTATATTAACGCAATCTGTATAGTGACCTAGAAGTTCTTTGAGAGCACATAGGTCGTTTGTGTTCTTATAATAGACGTCGTGATTGCCAGGTATGATATCCATAGTAATACCTTTATCACGAATCACGTCTAAGAACATGTGTCGATTACGCTCTAGAGCTTTGAAGTTTACATATCGGCGATGGTCATAGTAATCACCTAGATGTAAAATTCTGGTTATTCCGTGTTCTTCTAGATAAGGAAAGAAAATGTTTGAGTAGAAATCTTCTGCGTTATCTAAGAATACATCACTGCCGTTTTTTACGCCACAATGGGTATCATTCAATATTGCTACTCTCATTCTTTAATCTTTTTCTTACGTCCTCTTTTAATTGCTATACCATTTTCGTTAGCCCAATCTTTTAATGATTTGTCTTTTACTTTGACTGCATCAATACGAGCTTTAAGTCTTTCGATAATACTATCTCCGTCGAAGTCTCCAGCAGAATCAGCAAATGCTTCGATGCCAGATTGTTCTATCCATTTAAGTTTGATGTCTTGCTGTTTCTTTTCTTTTGCTATCCTACGCAGAAAAGCGAAATAAGATATCTGAGTAAAATACGCAAAAGCATTTGGTTTACCAGTTCTTGTTGCGGCTTCAATATTATAATTATTGATTGCCTTAATACAATTCTCTACGGCATCCATAACCATTTCATCACGATATGTGTATCGTAAGAAGTTTGGCTTATGTGATAGACCTTCAGCTATTTTCAGAAAGCACTCACCTATATATTCAGGTATGCGCGGTTCTGGTGTACCATTTTTGATAGCTTCATTTGTTTTAGAAACATGGTTAACTACAGCTTCAGAGAAATCTCGATTGTTTACATAGTGAGGTTTCTTTTCAGTTTTCATATATATAATATACACTATTTTAAGGTAAATGTAAAACCTTTTTTATCTTTTTTTAAAAAAATGTGTGTTTTTAGTTGACAATGATTTGACACAATGGTATAATGATTTAATCACCTTAAAGATTACAACTCTTCAGGCCATTCAAATCTTCTCTTATACTGTTCATTTTGAGAAGGTTTATTGAAGTCTTCTTCCTCTTCATACTCCTCGTCCTCTAATGAATCTTTAGGTTCAAGACCATCTATAATACCTTTGATAAAGTCAAAAGGATTCTCAATCTTTAATTCATCTTTCAATTCATCTAGAGAGTCAAGGTCTTCAGCTACTTCATCAATCTTCATTTGAAGAAGTGATTTAGAATAAAAATTCTTTAGTTTCATTGTAGCTTCGTGGTGAGCCATAATGGTCTCTTCTGCAATGAAAGTATCTTTAGCGTCACAGCCATATAACCATTCGTATAGTTCTAAATCTAATCCTCTCCTGCCTCTACCTAATTTAATTTCAAATGGTCTGCCTAATATGAAACCATCGTCATC